TCTGATTATATTTCGTGACACAGTTCCGGTTGTTGTTAAAAGTTCGAATCCTGATAATGTAAACGAACCACCAGAACCGAATTCAATATCACCACCTATAAAAAGTTTCGTGCCCGTACCTACGTTCGGAATGTCACCACTATTCGCATGTATAGCCACCAAACCGTTTGGTGTTATGCGTAATGGAAATCTTCTACTTTTTCCGAAATCTCCATCGGAAATTAAATCATCCAAAGTTATTTGATTATTGTCCGATGTGTCGAATACATGTTCACTAGACAAATATCTAATTCTCGATGGACCGGCATCATCGGATGCACCCGGACCCTTCCCACCTTTATAAATGATGAGTTCGTTTTTATTAGAATCGTTATGATAACTTCGTTCTAAAAACACGGTATTACCGTATGTATCACCGACCAGACCACCGAATGTAAGTTTATTTCCAATGACGACATTTCCATGGAGTTCCACGTTGTCCCTTGCCACGTCAGTGCCTATGCCCACGTTTCCCGTGGCACCATCTACGAATATGGATACATTANAGGAATCTTTAACNTTTTGATGATTTTTCGTAATCCTATAATCACCGTTTGGACCGGATACACCAGAGGACCATCCCGAGTATATCGTACCTGTCGTTTGTATGTAACTAGTAAAGGCGTTCCCANTNCCNTNAAGTTCGGATTGAACGGCGATGATGGCATCACCTTGGTCATGGTTATGCACGAGTAGACCGTTTTCTCTTGGATTTCCAANACCTGTGGATTTAATCTCTAGATGTGCAGAAGGTTGTGTATGACCTATACCAACTTTACCATTGGCGAGTAGAGTTAATATACTAGACGACGAATCCGAGTATGAATCATCGGCTAGTGATATGGACATCCTAGATCTCGAACCCACATCGGTGGTGGAATATTTACCCAATTTGAATGCAACCCTAGCCGCGTTCGAAGTTGGATTGGCACTACGCCGTGTAAATTCCAATACATTTCCAAGATCATCTATATTCACAATACCAGAGGTATTCGAAACGACCAAAGGTGTACCTATGTGATTGTATCCATTTGTATTAGTGGGTTGATCGTTTATAAAGACTGTTCCACCCGAAGTATGTAAAACTCCCACTGGTTGCGTAGTACCTATGCCCACATTACCAGTCTCTAAAATTGTCATCTTAGCCGTACCCATCGTGGATGTTTTACTCGCATAAAAATTGAGCCCTTTACCGCTCGAGACTGTGTTTTCGATTCTATTTTCGCCAGCACTCGGTACTGAATACATACGCATACCACCCGTGCCGTACACCACCGCGTTACTTCCCGTCACATGAACATTTCCAGACACCGTGAGAGCTTCTGAGGGGTTTGTGTTGGCTATACCCAATTTACCATCTTTTGTCAGACGCATCCTCTCGGTATTTTTAGTCGTGAAACGAACATCTTGTCGTGTGTCACCATCCATCGNGATACTCGTGGTGTTCGATGTATCGGTTGCGGTACGTAGTGTGAGTTGTCCGGTGAGAGCTTTCACANCAAGATTTCCTTTGGAAAATACGATATCCGTCTCCACATTTGTACTCACGGTATTACCCACTACCGTGAGTACATTAGCCGATGTTACATTCATAAATACTTTGTCACCTACAGAGAGTGTATCCGTTGGTGAGGTGTTTGCGATGCCAGAGTTGAACGTGCCAGTGGTTCGTATGGAATCACTCTGTACATTCGCACCAAATACGACGGGAACGGTGGAACCGGGGTTAATCTGGAAGAGTGAACCAGAACTTGTGAAACCCCCTGAACCCACCTGCAACTTTTCTATGAATACATTTCCATCTGCGTGCATGACATTAGACCCAGAATCTTCAAAGTAGACGTTGGATCCTATGGATAGTGTGTGAGCTGGATTGATGTTAGCCACACCCACTGAACCCTCTGTGTACAATTGTCCATACACGTGTATGTTCACCACATTAGAATCAATTGGTATGTACCTACCACTTGATATACTTCCGATATCTCGTGCACTACCAAAAGTTTTTGCAAATATAATTTCATTATTCGATACGGAATAACCAATGGCCACGTTTGGTTCAAGGCCTTGGTGAACAGTCATGAGTAGTCCGTTATCGTAATCCCCGGATGGTGTACCATCGGCCATTTGAATGACCGCGTTCGACACGATGAGATTTTCAGAAGTTCTATACGTGAGATCTTCATCTATCGATACATTTCCAGTGACATTGATATTACCGGTGATCAATAAATTACCATTATTTACGACTACATTACCGTTTTTAAATTGCGCGACAGTTTCAATTTGATTCACTGGACCGACGACGATTTTATTAGTTGCCGTGAGGTTCGTGGTGACTGTGTTACCAGTCACCGTCACAACATTGATACTACCCGAATTGACCAAAAATACATCATTTTCTGTTTTTATAATATTTCTCGCGGTCATGTTTGAATTGACCACGTTCCCATTCACCACCATCAGATCATCGGCTTTTGTGTTTACGATGACATCATTTTCTCCAATTTGAAAATCGTTAACTGGATTACTCACCCCAATTCCTAATTTTTTTATAGTCGCGATATTTGCGGCTAATGAACCAGTCAAACTAGTGATACTACCTAATTTTGTAGTTAACTCTCCAGACAGAATCAAGTTTGCCGTTTCAATCTCATCCGCCACAATCTCACCAGCATCGATACTCGCCACACCTGCGATGACATCCTGTTCTCTCGGGGCGGCATCCAGACTGCTCACATAAATTTGTCCGGCTGTGACCAATATACCATCGGCTTGTGCTGCCATATATATTAGTTACCGAATAAAATTCCAGCTAAACCATCCCTGATCCGTAGTACATTGTAATTGACTGCGTACACATACATATTTTGTCTATTCACAGCCTCTACACCTCTAATAACGAGTTTACCATTATCTAGACGACTAAAGTTACACGATCCAGATGGGTTATACTCGGATGCGTTTAGACAAAAGTGGTACGCGAAATACCTTGTATATGTCGGGGAATGTGTAGGCATGTTGAAATAGGTTCGGCCATATGTTGATTTGTAATAGTTTTGTACAGTATGAAAATAAACTGGTGACATGTTTTCAAATAGGGATGTTCCGTTGATGTACAAATCCGCATTTACAAATGAAAAGCGATCACTCGCTGGATTCATCTGTCTGGCACCAAATCCAAAAAAGAGTGATTTGACTGGATGATTAAATGTGGAGATATCTAAAGCGTTGTACCCTCCTGATTCGACTGTGTTATCGATGACACTATTCAATGGAAATTCGAGTTTTTGTGTTTGTGTAATGACAAAATCCATGGGGCGCTTGACGAGTGCTTCTCGTTCATCTTTATCTAAAAAAATATAATTACCGTATAGTATCGCCTGCTTTTCACCTTCGGGTATATTTTGTACGACCGTCTCATCGAAATTAACTCGTATTTCCACCTGATGGTGTTGTAGGGCTACTAGGGGTAAGAATGCTTTATGATCACAAAAGAAAAAGTGGAGGGGTACAAAAAATTTATTTGAGAGAGATGCCTTTGTGTTGAGTTCTTGGGATTTGTTGTAGGTGTCGGCTAGATAATTTGGCCAAATTTCACTAAAATAATCAAAATGTTGTGAATCAATCTTTTGACCCCCTATGAAAAGATCGAGGGTGGAATTATAAAAAAGATTGGAAGCGATATTATGATTACTATTACCACTAGACTCGAACCATAAACCATTTATAATATCACCTAGCACTGGTATCGTCACGGAATTATCCATGGTGGATATGGTCTTTATGTACTTAGGAGCCTGTGAAAAATTGGTATGTCGTGTAAATTTAATTCTGAAAAATGAATTCCCATCATCACTCGTGAGATACACATCTTGGACACCCTTAGAGACGAGTTGTATTAATGCACCAGACATTTAATTATGACTCAGATTATAAAAACAAACACTTTCCCTGGGGAAATGTACTCTCTTCCGATGGACCACTTTCACTCATCATGAATCCACCTTGTCTATACACCTTCAACCTTTTGTAGTACATGGCTGAAAAAACAGACCATTTATCATGAACATCATAAATCTGTGGGTTATTCTTTTTACCTTTCGTCTCTCTCATGATTCTACCGATACTTTGGGTAATATCAGATTTAGGTGAGGCTAATATCACCGTATCTAATGTAGGTATATCCAGACCTTCGTGTGCTTGACTGAATGTTGCGAATATAATCTTCTTTTTTGAAGATTCTTGAAGTTGTTCCTCTTTCATACCACCCATGTAGAGACCAGAAGTTTTTGGAAAGCACTGATGAAGAAATTCACAATGTATTCTTCTATCACTGAGTACGAGAAGCTGTCTCGTACCGGCTGAAGCCCTTTTCACGAGTGTCACGAGCATTTTATTTCTTTCTCGATCCTCTACGAGTTCTGTAATCATGGCTGGCATGGAAATTTTACCGTTTCTCATTGATGGGGGTGGGTCCCTGAACCGAGNTGACTCGTAGACAATCGTAAACACCTGCACCTGTTCCTGATTTTTTCGCTCCACTGCAAAAAATGTGGGTCCCATGAACCAGTGGAGTACTTTAGTCAGACCATCTTTACGCTCAGGGGTTGCTGAGAGGCCATAAATATGCCTGGGGCATAACTTGAAGAGACTCTGACTAAAAACCTTTGCACACACGTGATGAGCTTCGTCTACTATGAGTGTTCCTACACTTTCAAAATCCGAAAAGGTATACTCTTTGAGGGAAAGTGATTGAAGCATAGCGATGACAAAATCACACCCCACCTCTTTTTTATCCTGTTGTACAGTGCCTATACTGGCCCCGGGACAGAATTGTTGTATGCGTTCCTTCCACTGATCTGCTAGAAACTGTTTATGCACGACAATCATTGTTCGGTATCCGAGTGCACAGGCGATAGCCAGTGATACAGTCGTTTTCCCATAACCACATGGAAGGGATAATACCCCATGTCCGGCTTTAAGAGCTGCCGCGAGTGCTTCATTTTGATGGGTGGCGTCTCTGAGTTTTCCAACAAAGGTTGTTTTAATCTTTTTGGGTTCTGGTCGTCTATCCTCGGCTGGCTCTCCAAGTACAGAAGTTCCGTAGAATCTTGGAATGCAGATTCCATTCTTAGCTGGTTTGAAAACTTTAAAAGGCGGTGGAGGAAATCCATAATCGCCATTTATCTGTGGTCTTACAGTTAATTCTTTTTTTATATCCGATACATTTGACGTGTTAGGAACGAGATATCCCGTCCTGGTGAGAGTGGTCATTACTTAATCTATGTACATTGATTTTTTAAGCAACCATGAATATCCTGAATACTCACCCACATTCCAGACACCCTTAAAGTCTACATCGATTTCGAGAACGTCCCCCTTTACGAGTGCCTGGATGGGTTTTCCTATGACTGTGCACATGACTCGTCTATAGCGATATGGAACCTTGACTGTGAGTATCAATCCTTCGAGGGGGTTGACGACATTCATGTGCATGAGGAGATGTGATTTACTGGCGTGAGTAGCAGCCACATACTCTGCACATGAATAGGGTAAGAGTAAACGAATATACTTCTTGTCGTTGTGATCATATAAAGATTGGTGAACAATTGCTGAGCACTTCATGTGTTTCTATTACGATACAAGAGAATTAAAACTATAAGTATGACTATGAAAACAAGGAGTTGCTGTGTGATTGTACTATTCTGTAATGGTAGTCTCGTACCAAACACTTCATGACTCAACGTTCTCGAAACTTCCACTGCAGCTTCTATACTCGAGTATGGCGTTCGTCGCTCGGACATCATACCACACATGGCAACCTTTGTACACTTTCCAAAATATGGAAGTTGTCCGTAAAGACTGAGTACTCCGGATGACTGTGTGAATGTCCATTTTTCACCGTCCCATTCCGAACCCCAGCCAATTCTAATATTCTTTGGAGGGTGGGGGAGGTCAAGTTGTTGCAATACACCAGCTTTTAGAGTTTCCGGATCTGTTTGTAATATTTCATCGGTGAGATGACAAATGACACATGATACTGTTTTTCCATCCGAAAGTACCTTTGGTATGATGTTCCATTCGGTATGGGGTGATGGTATTACCTTTATGGGTTCTTCATAGTCTAATAAAACATTTATGGCACCGTATGTACTCTCTCGTACCTTTTTATCAGCATCGGGTCCCCAATTATCTCCCAAGAAGTTGAGGGCTGGGCTATTATCTAGACACAAAAATAACATTCCATCATCTATGACTTTACCGTCTGAAAATGTCGCCTTATATGTGTCATCATCATATTCCACATTTTCGAGTGTAATGTTAAATGTAAAGTGACCACCTGCGTTTAAGACTGCCTCTTCCATGGCGTCGCACATTACTTTACCAGATACTCTCTGTGTATATGGTGTGGATGACAATACATGATCTGGATTTTTAACAAACTCATATGCAGACATGACATCCCAGGTGACACCATCCATGACTTGTGTGATCCATTGTATCATCTTACCACCTTCTTCACTCATGGGTCCGAGTGCATCCTTTAGTGAAACTGTCTTGTATACATTCGGTCGTGTGAGCACTCGAACCACGAGCGAGGCGAGTACACCGTAATCCTTCGGTGTGAATGCTTTGTAATAATTAATCGCATCATCCTTTTGAAATATTATATTCCAATCTATACCCATTTCTTGAAAAATGGAACGAGTGTTTACGAATGCACGGTCAAAAACAACTCTATGTGAATGTATATCCCTCTCCTCTAGGGATGGCTCCCACCATGAACCACCAGCTGACATTTTTCGGTCATATATATACACTTCATGGTCTGTAAATTTCAAAATTTCCCAAGCGAGTGATAACCCTGTCGGACCAGCACCAACGATATGAATCTTCATTCTACTTTTAGGTGATAAAATTAAATAAACCCAGTTTTTTCACGCTCCTCTGGAGTTTTAAATAGGTACATCATGGACAAGAATAGAAATGTTGATAACAGTGCATACTCTATGTCACGAGTGGCTGTAAAAGCTATGAGTAGAAGCGACATGAACCTAAATATCTTATTATCGAAAAGTACCTTGAGATTTTTAGGAATTTCAATTGCATTACCAGAAAATAACCCTTGGTAAACCACAATGAGACTGAAAATAACTGGTTGTTTTTTTATAAAAGTTTCCAGTGGACCTGTCACTGGTTTAAATGCATTCTTAATGAGTGACATCTTTTATAATTTAAAAGAATAAAAAAAACTTTATAAAAAGTAGGATGTTATGTGTTTCACATCAAGTACCAGTCCATCGTAAAATAAAAACATGGAAATTCG